CCAACTGGAGTATTTGGTCATAGGTAATAATGCGACCAGAAACTTGTTGTATTCCATCTATAGATGCTTCGTGTAACTCTTCAATGGTCTCTTCACGAAGATCGTGGATCATCTTAATAAATCTAGCAAATGCTTCGTAGTTGTGAAGCGTTTTGATATCGTCTTGTATTTGCATTATCTAGCTGCGGAACGCATTAATTGAACCATTCTAGGTCCCCTGGACTTAACTTGTTTGTACCAGTTGCTATCAACCATTTCATCTGCGGCCATATTGTAATCATTATTCATAAGACCCTTTTTCATTTCTACAAACTTGTTTAGTTTTGTCAAGCCAAGGTTAAATGCCATATCAACCAAAGTCATCTTCACGGCTTCTGGTCTTTTGGAAAAGTTAGGGTCATATGACTGAGCATCCTTAAATGCTTGTGTTAAGCTGCGGTTGTAAAGGGTCTTTGTCTCCTTGTCGGTCAACTCTCTGCCGGCAAACAACTCGTTGATATCAATGCCTTGTTGCTTGAGGAATCTGCGGTTAGACGCATCTTCAAGGTTGAAGCCAATACCTATAGTGCGGTTACCCTTGCTGTCCTTGTAAACTTTTGGCTTATTCCCTTCATTTAGAACAAACATATCAAAGTAATTTTTGGCTCTTTGATCTTTGACGCGTTGATTCCCAAACTGCTGGGCTGCAGGGGCTGTTCCAACTCTACCAATCTGTGCATTCTGTGCTTGTTGTATTTGGAACGTATATTGACCGTTATACTTCTGAAGTCTAGCAGCAAATGCTTGATCAGACTGAATCCTTTGTGCGACATCAGGCTGTTGTGTGTATTGCTGTATAACTTGTAGTGCAATTTGCCCCCCAGCAGGTCTAGCCGGCATCTCAATGCCTGCAAAGATTTTAGCCAAGTCATCTGTAACTTGCTCAACAACCTGTTGCTGTGCAGTTTCAACAGGCTGTAAAACGGCATCAGCCATAACGGGATCAATGCTTGCAGCAGCTACATCTAGTAGATTATCTACATTTAGACGGTTGTTGGCATTTAATTGATTGAGTGCTACAAATTGCTGTAGTTTCTTTTCTACAGTTTCTGGATCAGTATTTTGCACATCAAAGTTAATTAGTATGTCAAAGTTTTCATCTGGGTTGCCCTTGTCAAAGACTTGTGGGTCTGGCACACCTGTAACGCGGAAAAAGACTGCATCTGGACCAAAGCGTTGAAAGCATTTGTAGGACATCTTAATTACCTCGGCTGTGTGGCTAAGGAACTTGTCTACCAGGAACTGCTTACGTATTTGGCTAATCTGAGCACCCTCGTCTAGTCCAACTAGTTTATCAGCTAGGGTTAGCAGTGTATTTTCCATTTCTACTGACCCTGTAGGCGATGGAGGAGTTGGAGCAAAGTCTAGGTCACCTTTACGACGATATGGTATCAATCTACCAGGACCCCAGTCGTTGGGAGCTTGCCCTACCGGGTGCAGGATTGGAGGTAGAGTCGCTAGGCTGTTTCTGTCTACCCTTGAGTCCCGCTCAACCTTCACTTGGTTTTGTATGCCGCGAAGTATGGAAGGGATAGTTGTTGTATCGTATAGTCGTTTGCTGTCCTCAGATAGTTTTGTGACTACTACTGGGTAGTCTTCGTAGCCGTTAAGAAGTTCAAACTTGGCGTAGCCTGGAACTTGCTCATTACCGCTAAACTCCTTGTGGAATACTGTGCAATAGATACCTTCTGCGCCATCTTCTTGGTCTATTAGGCGTTGGTAGGCATAGCAGATTTCAACTAGTTCATCAGCCTCGTAAGCATTGTCTGTTAGGCTTAGACTGCGACGACCTTCCTGTTCGCGCTCGATAGAGTCAATATTTACACCTCTATACTTAGATATGATGTAGTCTACAAAGTCTTCGTCCCATCCGTCTGTAACTACCTTATTTTCTAGTTCTTGTGGGGTATAGTAAGTTTTCCAGAAGCAGTAGGGGGCTCGTTGTGGATCAGTGACATATGGAGGAAAAAAGAAGTCACCATCTGGGGCAAGTGTTTTAACATCAGGGGCATTGACTTGTCTGCGAACTATTGGCAGTTCTGCTACTCCAGTCTTTCGTAGATCACGCAAAGCCTTCTTTGCTCGTTTCTTAGTTGTTCCTTCAAAGGTTGCTTGAAGCAAGGCAGTCAGTTCTTCGTCGTCCTGTCCTTCCTGTATAGCCGTAGCTACATTTGGGCTGACTTGTGCAATCTGATTAAGGTCCAACTGCTGAAGAATACGTCTATCCTCTCTTTGCCATCCTATATAGGTAATCAGTATGCCTCGCTCAAGCAAGTAATTAGCACCTAGTTCCATTTCTCTATGAAACCTAGGTATGTATCCAGAAGATACCATCCATTTCAAGAACCCAGAAACTATGCGGCTACGAGCAATATCTCCGCTTTCTACCGGGAATGCTCTGACGTTGGCACGGTTTAGGGATGCCATGAATAAAGATACTAGCCTTGTGATTCTCTCATCGATGAGATGGCACTCCATGTCGCTTGCACCCTCCCAAGGGAAAGCATCTGCTCCGTGCTTGCGGTGGTCACGACTCTTGCCTGGCCAGAAGTTTCTGCGATCATCGTAAGATGTGCGGCAGAGGTCAAAGTATGCCTCTAGTTCTACAACTGTTTGGTCGTAGGCTAGGCGTAAAGTTTTAATATCTGGCTCGTCCTGTAGGTAAGTCAGAGACTCAGAAACATTATCAGTTATCATTATTTGAGATTAATCTTTTTTGCACGGATTTTAATAACCGTATAACATGGGTCGATGATACGCCTATTGTATCACATAGCTCTTCATTTGTCATAGGCACAGATGTTTCATGTAAAACATACCTACGGAGTATCTCCCAAGCACACAATCTATCTACTTGTTCTTTACACCACTCACGGTTAAGAGTGATGTCATCCTCCTTTTCTGACGTATCTGTAGCTTGTTCCACTAACATCTTCAATTGCCTCAAAGATTACCTTTTTACCAACTAGTTTACCTTGCCACTTTCGTGGTATTAGCATAGGCACTTTTTTGCCTATCTCTTTGTTGTAAACATAGTTAAACTTTGGATTAGGACACTCAGTCAAAACCATACCTGTGTAATGCTTTGGTATAATCTCCTCTATCATAAATGAGTCCTCAAGGATGGCTGTGCCTTCCTCAGTTACCCAAGTGTTTCTACCTCTTCCTGTCAATGAACCTTCTGGTAGCTTTTCTACGGCTATACGCATAGCTTTATCAAAGTCTACCTCTTGTTCTTCTGCTATCTTCACTAGTTTCTTTTTAGGCATTAATACCCTCCTTCTGATCTTCTTGTTGTTGTCATTGAGGTGTCAGAAACATAGTCTGGTCCATATCCGTCATTTATCATTCGTAAATAACGTAGAAGGTCAATCCAGTCCTTCAATGGTTCGTCCACCTTTCCTCTGTGTCCCCAGTTAATTAAACTCTGTATTAGATTGCCGCATGATGAGTGTATCTTCAAGATGGGTCTATTGGCATCATCTATCTCTGCATCTGGGTTATATCGCATCCATTCGTCTAGCCCAGATAGTCCTGTTTCAATATCTGAGCCGCTAGATGGGATAAAATACATACCCCTGACCGCAAAGCTCTCAAACAGGTCTGTGTTGTTCTCGTTCTCTCTGGCAAAGAAGCGAGAGTCACCTATACGTTCATAGACCTCTACGCCCAGATCACTTTCTATATCCAAGAACTCATCTATGTAAGCCTGGACATCATAGCCCAACTTCTTGGCTGCTGGACCAAACCTCCACTTGGGATCACCAGATAATGCCCATTCTCCGTAACTGTCTCTGTCAGGCCATTCACGTAGTATGGTAATAAAACCATTTATATCTACAGCAGCCCATATTGCTACATAGTTCCTAGCACCGGCAGGGTCAACAATCTGATAAACCGTATGTGTGTCCTCACTGATCTCAGGCATCTCGTTAGTTACATGAACATTGGTATTGAAGTATGGGAACAGCGTAGTCATTGACTTGACTGGCACTCCATAGGCACGGGTTAATATTTCCTCTTTTGGTCTGCCCTGCAAGTCCTTGGCTATCCGATCATAGCCACCGAAAGGATTCTCATCTGTATGCAGATAGACAATGCCGGCATCCCTGTTAACACTATACTGCTTTACAGGCACAGGCTCATCTATTAGTTTTGCGTGTTTGGTTTCTAGAATCTCTGCATCTCTTAGATAGTCAGCAATGAGTTCTGTGTAGCCATCAATAGGGGTAAACCCTGTGACTAGCCTAGAGTCTCTAGTAGCCAGACGGAAACGCTGTGTGTTGATCAGCGTAGAATCTCCTAGATACTCATCGTTACCAATACCCACATTCTCTGGGTGGTTACCTAAATTGGGAAACCCAAACTCAAAACCTTCTAATATGGTATGATTGTTGCTAAACTGTGTGTAGGTCTTGAAGTCTACGCGAGTCCTAGTATCTGGAAAGATAAACGACTGCCCGGTAAAACCATTCTGCATAGAGTAGTTAATATAGCCCTCAATGCCCTTGGTCTTGCGTTTGAACTCCTTGGGCATAAACTCCCATATAGCAGCCTGTTGAACCTTTACGGATGTGTCTGCATTCTGTGAGAACAATACTACGTGTCCATCCATGTGCTTGGTAATAGACTCCATAAATATCTTAGCCATACCCGTAGTCTTAGCACCACGGTTACCACCAAGAACTAACACCTCGTTATATTTAGACAAAGCCCACCTGATCCTATCCCAACTAACTAGGTTTACCCCATGACGCAGGGGATCATCTATAGTGAGCTTGATAGCATCCTCACGTGCTTTCCATACGTCATAGACGGCTTGCGCCCCCTTTGAGTCTAAGAGAGCCTTGAGCCGTCTCTTGTCGGGGGTTGGTATTGTTGGGTGCTTAGTCCACTGCATCGTCTTCTGAATCATCTGGGTCGCTTTCAAACTCCCACTGAATATCTATATTGTCATCATTAAGTTCTAGTTGCATCTCACGCAAAAGCATTCTTCCTGCTGGCAGATGGTTGTAGTCATAAAATAGTTCACCCTGTTCATTCATAACAATGAAGCAGTAGTTCTCGAAATGCTCCCCCAGTATCCCACGAATCTGATCGTAGATGGGATCATAGCTTTCATCTATCAACGACTTAGCCATCCTCCTCTACATCTATTACCTCTGCCTCTGGCAGCGCGTCTATGAGGCTCATAGCCTCCTCTGGTGTGGTTATATGCCTTACCTCTATCTTCTGCACATTGTTCCCCGTCACATTATCAAAGGTTCTGTGTAACTTCTCCTGTGCTACCGCTAAGTTAGCTAAGTCCTTAGTCTCTGCCTTCTTTATCTTCTCCTCTGCCTCAGCAGAGCCATCTAAGTAACTAGCAGCAATCTTCTCGCCTATACTACTAATCTCATCTATGGTCGAGGCTAGTTGCATCGCCCTCTCTTGCCTAAATACCCTAGCCTCATCACAGGTCTTTACTATCCCATTGATGCGTCTGGCTATGTAGTGGTGCATATCCAACTCCTTCTTTACATCGTGCATACTGGAGCCGGCTAGGAACATAGAGGCCGCAGCAAGCCATCTCTGAGGATTATTGTTAGCCAGACTATTCTTAGCCGTCCTTTCTTGCTCCATAGCAAGCATGGGGGCAAGCGCATCCCTCATCCTATCCTTTAAATCTATGCTCGTCTCTTCGCTATCTATATTTGTCCCCATATCTATCCTCCAAACTACTTCTGTCTATCTTAGGTTCTACACCTATGTATGGCTCTTGCCCTAGTTTATATTGTACCCTACCATTGCTTAACTTCCTTTTACTTAGATAGCCACAGCTCTCTAATTCTCTCATACCCCGTTGCACACTCTTGGTCTCATCCTTGTTATCCATAGCTACTCTCTTAGCACTAAAGTCCCAGGTAGCTGGCTTTGACTTCATATACGCCCATATGCCCTTAGCCTTGAGACTCAAGCGATCATCCTCCCATATACCTTCTCCGTCCTCCATTAAACTCCACGCAGGGTTATACCTCCACTCAACCCCATCTAATAATGATTTCATACCCAAAGGTGTAAAATGCACTTTAGGGTATGTCAAGCTTTAGACCCAAAGGTGCAAAATGCACCTCATAAGGATACTATAAAAATATAGCCCAATTAGATTACATTTTTTAAAGGGCAGATTATGTATATATATACAATACATAGCGTGACAAACTGACTCCCCCCACCCCATGCTTGCAAAAAAATTGCTTTGCTGGCCTAGATTGCAAGCTTGCCAGCACGATCGCGGCGCATTTATGTAAAAAGTTTTCTTTTACTAGGCTGGGATATATTCAATTAGCACATTGCAAGACAAGGCCACCGGTAAAGCTTGCCATCGTATCAGTTAAAAATGGGTTTAATTAGTTCAACTGTTGAATAAATCCTTTAAAATAAACCATTGTTTAAACAGTAAAAGTCTGAAAGTGTATTTGTATCGGAAGGCAAAACGCCTTAAGAAACTAACCAAAAAGAAAGTAATACAAATGAATCACGAAAAACAAATAAAGTTAATTAAAGAAGCTATTAATGACGGCAAACGAGTGTTTATGACTCCTAGCAAAGCTTATGAAGTAATCAAAGATAGCGTTGGGCAGTATCTTATCAAATGTCATATAAACGACAACTTTGTTGGATTGCATGGTAGAAAAAATACAAACCGTGAACATATAATCAACTATTTATGCCAACGTGATGGTAACCCGTATCCAGCAACTATTGAATGGAAAGAAGACAAAGATAGCGGGCTGGTTTTTGTCGATACTATCCAATTGGAAAAAGCACATTAAGCACTAATCACTTAAAACCATTTGCCCGCCTTCTCAATTGAGTCGCGCGGGTTTTGGGGTAGGCAATAACGCCTAAATAATAACCAATAAAAGAAAGTAATACAATGAAAACAAAATTCGAAACAATAAAAAGCAACGTTGAAACCATTGCTCCCATGCGAAACGCTTGGGCGCGGGGCGTGAAAGATTACGCTCTTGAATTGTTGGAAAACCTAGAGAGCAACCCTGATCTCATTAATGAATTTAACGAGGGCATGCCAATTCGAGAGAAGGACCTTTTAAACGGGGCATCCGATTGGGACGCTTACAGTTACGGGGGTTGCTCTAGTATTTATAACGAAGACATTGCAGAAAGACTTTGCACGCCTAGCGAGTTAAAGAAAACGCGTCGAGGCGATCGCAACCCAAACGCAAGAGAAGATTGGCTACAATGCCAAGCTCGTGCATTGGGGCAAGCTTGCCGCCTTGTATTGCGTGCGGCTGAGTTGGCCTAAAAACTAACCAATAAAAATAGAAAGTAATAAAATGAGTAATGAAAGTAATCACCTGAAAAAGAATATAGCAAGGCTATCTAAAATGGTAACAAGCGGGATATATATAACTGATTATGGCGGTGACGGTGAAGTTGTCTTCGACGCACACGGCAAACAATTGTCAGACTATCAAATGCACATGCACATAGGCGCACTTATAGAAAACTTAAAAGAGTTTAGTAAGACAATCGATGACTCTTGGACATCGTGTAAATAATATGAAAAAGACAAGGCGCATCGCAACTGAGCACAAGCTCGTAAATAGTGAGAAGGAATTAGAGTCGGCAGTAATATTATTTGCTTGCATGATAGGAGCCAGCGTAATAATCTTGCTAGCTCTTGCAATGGGATAGCACCCTCAGTCCTTGCACAAGGAATTAACACAAAATGAAATTAAAACCTTTTTACATTCTTATAAAATACGTAGCAACCCATCCACACAATAAGGGTAAGTCTAACTTTTATCATATAATCAAAGAATATGATGACACATATGCCTACGATAGCCCGATTTATGATGTCATAGATTACTTTGATTCATTAATCGAAGCTAGGCAGCACCTTAAAACACTAACAGACTAATCACATACATACAACACTCAGAAGCCCTACAAGGGCTTACAATATCAATCTAAGGGTAAACCCCTTGCAAACAATCAAAACGCCTTCTAGGGGCATTAGAAGCCCTTAGAGGGCGTATTACGTCAATACATGATAGAACATAGTTTATCGGCAGAATCTAGGGCTAGCGCAGTCAAGTGCATGGAAAGCTTCAAAGATAAAATAGAGATGCTAATGAAGGCTGGGGACATACTCGACCATTGCACAAGCGGTAGATCGACCAGAGAAGAAACCGCCAAAGCAAGGGCGCGGTCGTTAAAGATATGGCAGGAAAAAGGTTGCAGCATAGCAGAAGCCGCGGAGCAAGGCGGTGCAGATAGGGGAAGCTTTCACAAGTGGCTAGTTAAGGAGGGGTACCATACCCCAACTAAATACCGCAAAGACTAAGTGACTTGTTACAAAATTGCTTACACTAGGCAAGATATGCCTAAGATTTGCGAGGCTATAAAGCACGCCCATACGGGGGAAGAAGCACTAAAGCATTTGGCTACGGGTAGCAGTAAGAAG